CAATCGCACCATCTGTTGTCTGTTCATGGTAAAACCACCCCGGACGCTTTCGCATCGACGGGGTGGGGGTGAGGGAGGGCTATGGCTTACGTGTCGTTGTTAGCGACAACGCTTTGCAGGCGAATCACGATTTCGCCCGAGACGGTCACGAGGCCGTCCGAAGAGATACTGGTGCCACCAGTCAGTGCGTAGTTGAGGAAGAGTTGGACCGCGCTGCCTTGAACGGTCAGGTTTGCGGTCGAGTAGATGCGCTGAGAACCGGCACCAGCAACCAACGCCGCGTACGTGCCAAGCGCGCACACGTTGACCATCGTGCTGGTCAGCGACACGTTGCTTGCAGCCGCCGTTCCAATGGCCACAGTCAGGTTGTTGGCGGTCGCAGAGATGCCGCCCGTGCAGACAACATCAAGGTCTGCGGTCGCGGGGCCAATGAAGTGCAACGCGCCGGTTGCCGCAGCCAGATTGAGAACGGCAACGCTGCCGTACTCGTTGGCGTTGGTCAACGTCACGGGCACGTCGGTAAGCCGCAGGCGGATGCCAACGGTCGGGCTGTACGGGTCGCCCTGACGGAATGCGTCGATGCGGCCCGACGCAGGCTGAGTAACCGTAAAGATGTCGGTGATGTCGCTGTTGGGCAATCGGGTGATCGCCGCAGAGACATGCTGAGTATTCAACTGAGACATGCAAAAACTCCAAAGGGCGTCCAGAGAACGCCCTGTTTGTGCGGACGGAAATTACGTGTTGGTGACTTCGATGCTGAACGCCTGCTGGGGGCAGAGCGGAGCAATTGTGTAGCACGCGACCGAAGCGATAGTCTTGGTCAACGCCAACTTCTTCTCGTCGTCGATGGTCTTCATCGGCATTTCTTCGGTGTAGTGGACCGCGCCCTTTTCGGAGCCAGCCACCATACCGATCAGCACCGGGTAGCCGCTGCCCGCGCCCGGCAGGAAGTTGCCGCGAACCACGGACGGGCCATCGGTGATGTTCGCCGCAGGCAGCAAGCCCGCGCCGATGTTGCCGTTGGTGGGCGTCACGAGGTCGCTGCCCGAGTAGCGGTTGACCGAGCCGAGAATCGTGAGGTCAAAGATGGGCAGGTAGATCGCGCCTTGCGGCAGAATGCCACCGTTCGCACCAATGACCGCGTTGTTGTTGTCGAAGTTCTGCGACAGCAGGTACGAGTTCAGCGAAGTCATCGCTTCGTAGTCCATCACGCAGTTACGCGCGCCGGGACCAGTCGGGTGATTCAGGCGGTCAAGCCGCAACTTGAGCAGCCGAAGGTCGTTGAACAGAAGCACGCGCTTGTTCGCGTCGGTGTAGTCGTACGCCGCAGTCACGGCTGCGTCCACGGTAGACTGGCTGCTCGTACGGGTAATGCGAGTACCAGCCTCGTGCGCGAACAGGGTCGTGCTGCCAACGGTCACGGTTTCAGACGTGGAGCCACGGGCCGCAAGAGCGGCTGCGCGCCACGTACGACGGGCGGCGGTAGCCATGATGCCGTAGCGGTGGCTTTCGCCGACGCGGGCAAACCGGCCCATCGCCGCGTCCACGCGCCGGATGTCCAGTTCGTGAATCGTCGCAGCCTGAGCGATGGGAGTATCGCTGCGGCTGATCGTCTGGAAGAACTGGCCGCTGACCTGGCCGTTGATGACATCGCCGCGTTCAATTTCGAGCGGGGGCGGCGTGGTCGCTTCGTACGTGTGGCGGTAAGACCCGCCCGGCTCTGCGGCGACTTTGGTGATGCCGCCAAGGTTGCCGTCCCAGCCGATTGGTTCTACGCGAAGAGGCGTGTTGAAGCTCTCGGCGTAGATGTCCAAGAGCATCGAATATGGATTCGTGGAGCCGTCATTCGACCCCGGATAAGTGAGAACTGACATTCACAGACTCCTATGTCTGTGCTGGCTAATGCACCTAGTTACGCGAGGTGTCGTCTTGCCATGTCGCGACCAAGCGGGGCGCAATGCGCGTGTCCGCTCGTCTGCTTCACACAATCCGGCTCGGCTTGGTTTGGAGGCGGCGGAAACAATCCGCAACCTACGCCATGCACAAATCAGAAACGGCCCCCTTCGGAGCCGTTCATGGGTTTACTTCTTGACCTTCTTTTCGAGTTCGTCCAACTTCTTCTGCAACTCGACAGACCGTGCCGCCATCTCAGCGATGGACAGAGGCTTGCCAAGCACAAGCACCTTGGACCGAAGTTCTTCTTCTGCCTGCCCTTCGGTCGGCTTGAAGTCGGACTTCGCGTACTCCTCATTGTCGTGCGTCAGCGCGACCATCGAGTACGACGGGTGGTCCCCGTTCATGCGAACGTCGGTGCGGAGTTTCAACTTGAACTCTCCGCAAACCTGAGCCATGTTCTTTTCGAGTGTTTGGTTCATGCCTTCCCCTTGGTGTAAAGCGCGATGTCCCCCGGCGTCGCGCGGCCTTCCTTGATGCGTTGCAGGGCCTCACGCCGCTGCTTTGTTCGTTCTTCGTCACTCACAGGCCCCGGCGCGGACCCGTTGATAGGCTTCGGCCCCGTGCTTCCGCCGTACTTGCGCGTGTGGTGCTGCTGCAAGAGCAACGCCGCCGCATCGAATGTTTCGTGGTTGCTCATCAGCCGCACGATGCGGGCGTGTTCTTCGGGTGGGACGTATGACTCCCAGTCCTTGCCGAGTTCGGCCAGCTTGTCTTTGCCGCCCACAACATCCGCCGCGCGTTTCTCGCTTGCCTCGACCTTGCCAAACTCTTCCTTGAGCAACGCCCGCATCGCGGGGATTCGCGTACGCGGAGGCAGGCCCTTGAAGTCATCATGGGCCAAGGCGAGTTTGTCAACCACCGAATCGCCAAGCGCGTTGGCCTTGTGCATCCGGTACAGGTCATCGCCGCTGAAACCAGCATCCTTCAACACCTTGGCCGTATCGACCGGCTTGCTGGTGTCGGGTTCCTTCTGTTCCTCCTTTGGGAACATCGGCGTGCTGATCGGCTTGGCGTCTTCCTTGGGCTTGCCAACCAGACGCTCCGCGCTCTTGTACGCACGCTCCGCGTCGGCCACCGTCTTGAACGGCTTGCCCTCGCCGATCAGGTCGCCTTCTGCGAGCGGCACGAGGCCCTGGCTTGCGTGCAGTTCACGCAACCCCTTGACCAACTGAGCCGCCGCGTCTTCGGGCGTAGAACCCTTGAACTTGCCTGCAAGAACAACCTCCTGCACTGGCTGCTGCTCTTTGGGCGCAGCATCACCCGCAGCAGCCGTAGCCACTGCCGTATTCGCATCTGCCATCACTTACCCCTATTGCGGCGCGAGTTGCTGTCGAACGACAGCACCCGCTGTACGGGCCGCTTCCCGCCCACCCTCCATCGCCGATTCCGTCTGTGCCTGCAACTGCGCCGCCGCCTGTGCTTCGGCCTGCTGCTCCTCACGAGTCTTCACCATGCCCGGCTCGAACACGTTGTTCAGTCGCATAATCGCCGTGAACACGTTGTTCATGTTGAGCGACGCCATGACATCCGGCCCCATCTGAGAAGCCAGTTGCACAACCTCGCCAAGCCTGCGAGCCTTGATCTGCTGGACAGCCAGTGAGGTTCCCGTGAGAACCTTCGGGCTGATGTATTGCTTCCACTCGTCGGGAATCGACGGGAGCAATCGCCGAATGTCGTGCATCACCACCGCAATCTGATGCGGCTGCGTGGTCGCTTGGAACGAGGACAAGGCCCCACCAAGCATCTGCTCCAACTGGCTGCTCACGCGCTCGACCTGCAAGGCCGTCACGCGGTCCACGTTCGGGAGCGACGCCGCGATGATGCCAAGGCTCTCGGCCACTCGCTGTTCGGTCGCTGCGATAGCCGATTGCACCACGCCGGGCGAACTGCCTGGATTCGCGTACAACGCGGCAACGTCGCCCACCACCCCGCCCACAACACTCGCCCGCATCGCGTAGCCCGACGGCCACTTGAGATGTTCCGGGTCAGTGGGCGAACCGTGGTTCACGGCCCACTTGACGTTGGACACCATGCGAGCGATTTCGAGAAGCCGCAGCCCGAGTTCATCAAGGGCCGCAAGGCTTGCAAGGTGGGCAGAGAGGGGCGACGTGCCGTAGTGGTCGCCGGAAGAGAGGCGTATAGCCGGGGCTATATACCGGCAAATCTTCTCGCGTCGTTCGTCTTGCAGTTGGTTGCCGTTGATCTCTTGCGTCGTGACCCACTCGCCCGTGCGGGGGTCATACTCGCAGAGCGTGTAGAGGTCTTTCTGTCGCGTCTTGCGGGGTTGGCCCTCAAGTTCCGTGCGGTCAAGCCCGACGTTCTCAATCTGCTCGTCCGTCAGCGTGAGCGGGTCAACGCATTCTTTGGTGACGTGTTCGACCGGCGAACCCTTGCAGTCGCGTTGCGTCACGAACTGGTCGAGCCGGAAGTTCTGTGTGGATTGATCGTCGTAGATCAGTTGCAGGCCCGAGCCGAACGCAAGGACCGACCGGATCAATTGCCGCTGGCCTTCGTAGAACCCCAGCGACCCGTTCGGGCTGGTGTGTTCCATCGCCGCGAGCGTCGTCAGGTCGCGCATCGTCGCCAGCGTCCCCGCCCCCTGCTTCATCTCGGTCGGGATGGCGGGGTTGTAGAGGATGTTCGCCGACAGTGGCGTTGCGAACCACGGGAGGCCCGGCGTGTAGGCCGCGAAGAAGAATTGGCTTTCCAGCAGGTTCAGGGCTTGCGGCCCGACGCTCTGGTACTGGCGAACGTACTGCTCGGTCGCCCG